GTTCAGATTTATTCTTCCTATTTTCCTTTTTAAAGCGCCTGGTAACTCCCTTCGAAAAAACTAAAGCATATGCATTAGGCATTGTTGATAAGAATGGTAAAAATCTTATTAAGAAAAGAAATTTTACTACTCAAGATCAACGCGATGCTTATACAATGATGGATACGCTTATTTTCAATTTGAAAAGACTTTTAGGAAAAGTGCCTGGTGGTAAGTCAAGAATTGCGACTTATGCTGCGGCCTTGTTATTGCTTAGAGAAGAGAAGCAACTAAAGTTATTACAAGATGAAAAGTTTTTAGAAGAAGAATTTTCCATTATTTACGAAGATATGTGTTGTGAATGGCAATTAGATATGAATGATCCTGATCAAACGTTTTTGAAAGAAGAAGCGGTTGATGAGAACCTTGTGACTAAATTCAAAGATGTTCATAGAAATATGAATAGTAAAAAAGCACAGCATGCAATAGCAACTGCACAGGCAATGGGATTAGATCCTCTTAAAATTCAAATGTATTTGGCGGCAATTTTACCTGTAATGACAACTTTAGGATCAAATTATGAACCTGAAGATGAAGTTATAGAAGATGCGCCTACAATGTCAATGGGCGCAGGTGGAATTGCAGGTAGTGCTGAAGCAGGTGATGATCCACCTATTAGAAAGAAAAAGAAAAAAGGTGATGCTATGCCAATCCTAGCTAGGAAAGGGATTAAAGAGCATCTAAGAATTTTCCCATCACAAAATGTAACAATTTAGAAAGGTAATTATGGCAGGAATACAAGAGACAAAAGACGTTTTAGCTTTTGTGTTTTCACTTGGAAAAGCAACGGCTTCGGCATTGGAAGACGGCGATATTGGTTGGTCAGATGCAATGGACTTTATTGAACCTTTAAAAAAGTTGGGGCCAGCTATCGACAATATTGAAGACGTTTTAGTTGAACTACAAGACCTAGACGATGCTGAATTCGCAGAATTGGTACAATATGCCAAGGATGAATTTGGATTAGCTGACTTAGCTGAAGATACCGAAGTAATGGTAGAAGAGGCGATCAATGCAGGGGTTGAAATCGTTAAGATTGTAAGAATGTTTAGCTGAAGTACATCCTCGGCAAAAAAGGGAATCAATTGATTCCCTTTTTTTATCCTTGAAATTTATTATTTATTATGTTATAATATAATTATTATATTAAACCCCCATAATTGAGAGATATGAGTCTTTACATAGATCATAAGTATACAAATTTATTATCATCCCGCCTACAACGTTTTACAAGAAAATCTAGAGAGCTTTACAATTTCAGATGTCCATTATGTGGAGATTCATCTAAGAATCAATTTAAAGCTAGAGGCTATCTTTTCAATAAAAAACAACAATTAATTTTTAAATGTCATAATTGTGGTTCTGGTGGACCTTTAAAAGTATTATTAGATAAAATTGATCCAACATTATCTAAGCAATATTCTTTTGAAAAATATAGAGAAGAAGCCGGTGACGATACTCATCCAGAGAGAGAAGAAAAAGTACCAGTTTTTAGAAAACCTCAATTTAAAAAAGTAGGGTGTCCTTCACTAAATGAACTAGGCGCAAATCATCCAGCTGTAAAGTTTTGTGATGTAAGAAGGATACCTAAAGTTCGTTATCATGATATGTATTTTGCAGATTGCTTTAAGAGTTGGGTTAGCAAATATGATATAGAACTCGCCGCACGATTAAGACCAGATGATCCCAGAATTATTATCCCATTTTTTGATAAAGATAGAAAGTTAATAGCCGCACAAGGAAGAAGTTTAGAAGATTCAACTTTAAGATATTTCACCGTTAAGATTGATAAAACAGCTGGCAAACTTTTTGGATTAGATAGAAATGATCCGAAACAATTAACCTATATTGTTGAAGGCCCTATTGATAGTATGTTTCTTCCTAATGCTTTAGCTATGGCAGGAAGTGACATGGAAGATATGGGTCAATTTTATGCTCGAGACGTTACCTTTGTGTATGATAATGAACGACGAAATAAAGAAATTGTAGACAAAATGCATAAAACAGTGAAGAAAGGTTTCGCAGTTTGCATCTGGCCTGACACAATTAAAGTTAAAGATATTAATGATATGGTGCTAGATGGAATGGACATATTAGACATAGTTGATACCATAAATAAAAATACATTTCGTGGCTTACCTGCAAGGGTAAAATTGAATCAATGGAAAAGAATATGAGTGAAGAAGTGAAAGTCCATGAGCATGGATTTGTTAAATTATTAGATATAATGGGTGATGATGAAGAAGTAGAAGATGCGGCTCGAATAAGTTATGGACAGGGAACACGAAAGACTAGTCAGACAAGAAATCTTATTCGGTATCTGATGAGGCATGGTCATACATCACCTTTTGAGATGTGTGAAGTTAAGTTTCATATGAAGTTACCAATTTTTGTAATGAGACAAATAGTTCGGCATAGGACGGCGAACTTAAATGAGTATTCAGGACGATACTCGATTATGAGTAATGATTTTTACGTACCTCATGATAATGATATTCAAAAGCAATCAAAACAGAATAACCAAGGTAGGGGGGAAGAAATTGAAAGTAAAGGTTTGGTTAAATATGAATTTAACAGAATCTATGACAATGCTTCCTGGGCCTACAAAAATTTATTAGATCTTGATTTAGCTCGTGAGTTATCACGTTCAGTACTGCCTGTTGGCAATTATACAGAGGCTATCTGGAAAATAGATTTACATAACTTTTTTAAGTTTTGTAAATTGAGAATGGATGGACACGCACAAAAAGAAGTTAGAGATTATGCAGTTGCCATGTACGGCATGGTAAAACCAAAATTTCCCCTTTGTTGTGAGGCATTTGAAGATTATGTTCAAAATGCGGTTTCATTTTCTCAAAGAGAATTAAATATTATTAGAGACAATTTAAATGGTAGTTGGGTAATGTCAAAGTACGGATTATCAGAGCGAGAATCAACGGAATTTTTAGAAAAGCTGAAAACGATAGAAGGGGAAGAATAGAAATGAATTTGCCTACAGAATACCAGTCCTTTATTCATCTTTCAAGATATGCAAGATGGAGATATGATGAAGAAAGGCGAGAAACATGGCCAGAAACAGTTGGCCGATATTTTGATTTTTTTAAAGAAGATTTAAAAGAAAAATGTAATTTTAAATTAAGTGAAGCAGAACGAGAACAGTTAGAAGAAGCAGTATTAAAGATGGAAATTATGCCGTCTATGCGATGTATGATGACAGCTGGTGTTCCGTTAAGAAAAGAAAATGTTGCGGGGTATAATTGTTCATATATTAAATGTGATCAGCCTAGAACATTTGATGAAATTATGTATGTTTTAATGAATGGAACAGGAGTTGGGTTTTCTGTTGAAGAAGAGCATACAAAACAGATGCCAATAATTGCAGAAGAATTTTATCCTACAGATACTATCATTGTAGTTGCTGATAGTAAATTGGGATGGTGTAAAGCATATAAAGAATTAGTTGCTTTATTATATCAAGGTCTAATACCTAAATGGGATATTAGTAAAGTTCGACCAGCTGGGATGCCTTTAAAAACTTTCGGAGGTAGAGCAAGTGGCCCACAACCTTTAGTTGATTTATTTAACTTTGTTACGGGGATATTTAAACTTGCCGCAGGAAGAAAACTCAAACCAGTTGAATGTCATGATATCATTTGTAAAACGGCGGAAGTTGTTGTTGTGGGTGGGGTCAGGCGTAGCGCTCTTATCAGTTTATCTGATCTCAATGATCGTGAAATGCGATTCGCTAAAGCAGGTGAATGGTGGAAAAACGATGTCCAACGTGCCCTCGCGAATAATTCGGTTAACTATAAGGAAAGACCAGACATTGGTACTTTCATGCGGGAGTGGTTATCTCTCTACGATAGTAAATCCGGAGAACGAGGAATCTATAACAGTATGTCTGCCAAAAATCAAGTAGAAAAATTAAATGAAAGAGAAAAAGATGGAAGTGGAAATTACATTCGAAGACGAGTACCCAGAGATGACTTCGGCACAAATCCGTGCAGTGAGATCATTTTACGATCCCGAGAATTCTGCAACTTATCTGAAGTCGTTGTCAGGGGGACAGACACTAGAGAGCATCTCAAAGACAAAGTTCGCAGTGCGACCATTCTTGGAACATTTCAATCCACACTCACCGACTTCAAATATCTTACAAGAGAGTGGAACAGAAACTGCGCAGAGGAACGATTACTGGGAGTCTCACTTACTGGAATCATGGATAATGGATTAACAAATGGTAAAGTGGGTAAAAAGAAAACTGGTGAACTATTGGAAGAACTCCGTGATATTGCCATTAAAACAAATACAGAATGGGCTGATAAACTTGGTATCCCTAGATCGGCCGCCATTACGTGTGTTAAACCTTCGGGCACTGTTTCTCAGTTGGTTGATTCTGCTAGTGGTATTCATGCCCGTCATAATCCTTATTACATCAGAACAGTGCGAGCAGATAATAAAGATCCTTTGTGTAAATTTATGATGCAAGCAGGATTCCCTAATGAACCTGATGTAACAAAACCAGAACATACAACAGTATTTTCATTTCCACAGAAGAGTCCAAAAGGTGCTATTTGTAGAAATGATATGAATGCTTTAGAACAATTGGAACTTTGGAAATTATATCAAGATCATTGGTGTGAACATAAACCATCTGTTACAGTTTCTGTTAAAGAACATGAATGGTTGGGTGTAGGCAATTGGGTATGGGACAATTTTGATAATATCAGTGGTATTTCATTTTTACCATTTAGTGAACATACTTATAAGCAAGCACCATATCAAGATTGCGATAAAAAAGAACATGATGAGCTATCAGCGAAAATGCCTAAAGAAGTAGATTGGACGGCATTAGGAGATTATGAGAAAGAAGATCACACTGCTGGAGCTCAATCTGCAGCATGTGCAGCTCCTGGTGGCTGCGAAGTGGTTGATTTAATATAGAAATTTTTTACTTGATTTTTAAATAACTTTGCCGTATAATAAAGGGTAATATGAAAACAGACTTCGAAAAATATGTTGAGGATTGTATGAGCGTTATAAAGGTTTATACTGATTCTTTAGATGAACGTACACTTTCGCAGATCTGGAAATCAATCGAGAATTCACCTGCTAAATCTGGAAAGATTTGGTTGGAGGATGGTCTCGATAAATCGTATAGGGAAAGAAACCCGGATACAAATTTTATTTATGATTGAAGATGATAGTTTTTATAGATATGGATGGTGTTCTAGCAAATTTTGATGGCGCCATTATTAAAAAATTTGAAAGTAAAAAATTATGGGATAATAGATGGGATGAAGTCGATCCTGAATTATTCCTCAATTTAGAAAAAATGCCTGATGCGGATCAATTAGTTGAATATATTCGTGGAATGTTTGATATTCACTTACTGACAGCTATTCCTAAAAAAGGCAGATTTGAAAAATCAAGGGTCCAAAAATATCAATGGGCCTTCAACCATTATAAAATATACCCCTCAAAAATACATGCTTGTTACAGAGAAGAAAAACAGTATTTTGCTGTTGAGGAGAACCTTTCTCCTAATCTATTAATAGATGATCATGAAGGCAATGTAATCGAATGGAGGGCTAAAGGTGGAATTGCAATTCATCACACTTCAACAAAAAATAGTATAAAAGAATTGCAACAGTTAGGATTTTAATTGATATGTGCAGGTATAGATTATTCAATGAATAGTCCCGCAGTGTGCATTTATAAAAATGGAATACTTAATCCCAGTAATTGTTCTTATCATTTTTTTGGTTTGGATAAGTGGCGGCCTCGGTGGTCCGCCCTTCAAAATGTGAATTGTTATAAATTCCCAAAAGAGTTGAAAGATCTAGATAAGTATATGTTTTTGGCAGACTGGACCATAGAGGTAATCCGTCAGTACAATTTTAGAGTGTCCAAAGTTGTTTTGGAAGATTATTCATTTGGATCTACAGGCAGAGTTTTTCATATTGCGGAAAATGTTGGAATATTAAAATATACATTAAAAAAGAACGGTTTCCGCTATGAAATCGTTCCTCCAACAGTTATTAAGAAGTATGCCACAGGGAAGGGAAATTCTAATAAAGATGCAATGTTAGAAGCATGGAAAACAGAGCCAGGCACTTTTGATTTAGTTCAAGAGTCAGGTAACCCGGCTAATGATATTGTTGATTCCTACTTCCTTTGTAAATATGGAGTTAATCAGTGAATATATTTACGTCTCGAGTATGTGCAGTAATCTTCTCGATTTGCTTTTCTAGTATCTCTCGCCTATTTGGCCAATATATGTATTCGTTAGTTGAAGACTTTGCCAAATTGTTCAACAGAGGAACAATCATATCTTCAACTGTTTTCATTTTTATTTCATACTCTTTGTTTAATTTGTCTTTATGTTTATCAATATCTTCATAATGATAATCCAACAAACTCCATATTTTATTCACTGTACCTTCAACTTCTTTTATTTGTCCAGCTTTAGCTTCTTTAACAGCGGCTTCAACCACTTTTGTTTCTGGTTCTTTAGCCGTGGCAGTAAAATCCGATTCACTTACCGTACTAAAACCAAAATCATTTAATTCGTCCATATGTACCCTCAAGATTTGCAATTTACTAATATATTTAGGACAGACGAGACTAACATAGGTGACTGGTATAGTTCCCCTGCTATGTACTTTGATCTACCAGGTAATACAAAAGATATCTGGAAATTAGATCATGCATATGAACCGGAACATGAAAATATCATTTATGGTGGAGGTGGACTCATAGGACAAATGAGACCTATGGCGCATACTATAACAAATCAGAAAAATGGTAATTATAAAGTATTTGGATGGGGAATAGGAGAACATATTTATGTTAGTATGGATGAACAAACACAATCTATTCCTCCAATAGATATATCATATCCCTTTTATATTAGAAAATTTGATTTATTAGGTATTAGAGATTGGTATCCTGGAATATATACTGCGGTACCTTCAGCTAGATGGGTTCCATGCGCGAGTTGCATGCATGAAGCCTTTGATAAAGAATATGAAGTAAAAAATGATATTGTTTTCTTTACACATCAATCACTACCAATGTTTATTATTCATATGATGCCTAAACAAACATGGGACTATCCTCATATGGCAAATGATAACAAACAAACATTTGAAGAAGTAATAGAATTTCTTGGAAGTTCAGATGTAGTTGTCACAAATTCATATCATGGGGCTTATTGGGCGACTCTTTTAGGAAAAGCTGTTGTTGCCTTTCCATGGGCTTCTAAATTTCATGGATTAAAACATAAACCAATTCTTTGTCCTGCACCTGATTGGTGGAAGGAATTAAATGATAGGGAACAACATCAGTATAAACATGCGCTTGAAGAATGTAGGCAAGCAAATAAAGATTTTCATTTAGAAATGATAAATTATATTTTAAATGTACCTCAAACATTAAAATTCGAGACAACATGAATTTAGATATTTACAAATCAACAGATATTCCACAAAGACGTGAAGGTAATATTGCGAAAAGGTCTTTTGGCGGAACAGAATTGACAACATTAGAATTGTGGTCCCATTTACCACAAAAATATAAGACAGACTATCAATGGGTGATATCAAGATTATATGATGATGATATGCAAACCGTTTTACCTAAAATATGGTGGTTCCATGATTTAGCAGGCGATCCATGTCATAAGCTCCTTGAACATAATTCCGGCCATGAGAATTTTGAAAAATTTATTTTTTCTAGTCATTGGCAAATGATGACCTTTATATCAAAATATAGTTTACCCACCACTAAATGTGAGGTAATGAAAACAGCGATTTTTCCTCACGATCAATATGAAAAACCAAAAGAGGATAAACTAAATTTAATATATTGTTCTACTCCTCAAAGAGGATTGCATATTTTATGTAATGCTTTACATGAACTTGAAAGGGATGATTGGCATTTACACGTTTATTCGTCTTATAGTGTTTATGGATGGAAAGAAAATGATCAACCTTATAAAGAGTTATTTGATCATATAGAAGCGAATCCTAATATGACCTTACATCCTTCTGTTATTGGAAGGCCCTTAAGAGAAGAATGGAAAGATATGCATATTTGGGCTTATCCTTGTATTTGGGAGGAGACATCTTGTCGAACAGCTATGGAAGCCATGTCCGCAAGAGTTGTTATGTTAACAAATAATTTAGGAGCCTTACCTGAAACATGTTCTGATCATGCAATTATGTATCCTTATGTTAAAGATGAAATTGAACATTGTTATAGGTTTGCAGATGAGTTAGATAAGTTGATGGATAATTATTGGGACTCTGAAACTCTAGATATAATTAATAGAGCAAAGAAACATGCCGACAAGTATTATAGCTGGGAGTATAGAGCTCCTAAGTGGATTGAAATGTTAGATTTAATGGAGATTGAAGATGAACTCACCGAAGGAAAGAATGGATCAGATAACGCAGTTGATGGTGATAACGATGGAGGAGTACGTTAATTGATTAGAGGAATAGCATTTTCGTGTTTTGATTTATTACACGCCGGACATATTACAATGTTAGCAGAAGCGAAACAACATTGTGATTATCTTATTGTTGGATTGCATACATCACCAGGACATAAAAAGAATGTAGTACAATCATGCTTTGAGCGATGGGTACAATTAAAAGGATGTAAGTATGTGGATGAGATTATCCCATATGAATCAGAAAAAGATCTTAAGAATATACTCAAGACAATAACACCTCTTCATATGAGATTTTTAGGTGAAGAATATTTACGTGACAATTTGTTTATAACAGGGTATAATATATGTTTAAATAGAAATATTGAAATTCATTATTGTCGAAGATATCATGATTATAGTTCAACTGAGTTAAAGGAGAGAATTGCTAGTTTGCCAAACACCTCTAAGAGTTAGTTTTATTGGCGGCGGAACAGATCTGCCAGAATATTATAAAAACGCTGGTAAACCAGGAAAAGTGATCAGCGCTGCGATAGACAAATATACATATGTTGTAGTAAATAAGCTTTACAGGAAACAATGGGTTTGTAATTATTCTAAGAAAGAAATTTGCAATTCTATTGAGGAAATTCAGCATGAATACATCCGTGAAGTACTTAAACATTTTAAGATAGATTTTGGTTTAGAGATTACAACGTTAGCAGATATACCTTCTGAAGGTTCAGGGCTTGCATCATCATCAAGTATCTTAGTAGGACTAATACATGCAATTGGAACACTAGTTAAAGCAGATTTAAACCATGCCGATATAGCTCATCTAGCATGCCGTATTGAGATAGAAATATTAAAGAAGCCAATTGGCAAACAAGACCAGTTTGCTGTCAGTTACGGCGGTTTTAATACCATTTCCTTTAGGAAACCTGACAGGGTTACTGTTAATGAATTAGATATTGATGAAAACTTTGAGGATATGTTCGTTTTAGTTAATACGGGTATTCATAGACAATCATCAGATATTTTGACAGATCAAAGAAAAAATACCCAGAGAAAAGTTCAGAAATATGATCGAATGGCAGAATATGTTGAAGAGGGTTTGAAACAACTTAATAAAAAAGAATATCTTGAATTTGGATTCACAATGCTTAATTCAATGAGAATAAAACAAGAATTGGCAAAAGGTATTATAACTGATAAAATAAATCTGTTGATAAACAGAGCATTGCAAGATATAATAGGTTATAAAATTTGTGGAGCTGGAGGAGGAGGATATTTACTCTTTATGACAGAAAATCCTCAGGGTATACAATCAAAATTTGAAGATTTAGATACTTTCAGAATAAAGTTTGATAACCAAGGATCAAGGATAATATTAAATAATGAAAAGTAAAACTTGGAAACATTTTGCGGATGATGTGGATGGTATATGTCAAGCTGTACGACAAGATCATATAAATCATCTTATAGAAGGTATTTGGGAGGCATACAAGTCTCATAAACAATTTTTTATTTGTGGTAATGGTGGGAGTGCGTTAAATGCAAGTCACTTTGCACAAGACTTATCAAAAGGGGTTATTGAAAATGGAAGTTCAAAACCTAGGATTAGGGCTATTTCTCTTAGTAACGATATCGGTTTCATCACTGCTACATCTAACGATGATAGCTATGCTAATATATTTGTAAATCAGCTTATAACGCTCGCTAATGAAGGTGATTCATTATTTGTTATAAGTGGCAGTGGGAACTCAGAAAATGTCGTTAGAGCCGTTGATTACGCTGAATTAAACGGGATTAAGACGTATGGTATCTTAGGATATGATGGTGGTGTATGTAAGTCTAAAGTTCAGAAATTTATACATATTAACTATAATCATATGGAAATATGCGAAAGCGTAATGTCTATCATATTACATTACGTAATGTGTGAATTAAAAACAAGACATGAAAATTATAGACTTGCAAGAATTCAAGAAGAGTCGTAATCTTAAAAAGGCCACAGCAGAAACTGATGTACCTTTAAAAGTGGATAGTTTTTACAAACATAAGGATATGCCATTATGGATTCATGTTATGGGACAAAGTATTCCTAGTTTATTTGGTGGAGGCCAAATGATAATAGCACAAGCACATGATGGTAAGGTGTTATGTTTTGAATACGGAGAAGAATTGAATTGGGAGCCTGTTTCATTTAATGTTTTTGATAGGATAGTAATGGAAACACAAAATAATCAACCTGAGCCTCCAGAGGCGAGTTAATATGGCATTTCAGAAAAGGTCACTTGAAGCGAAGCATATGGGTGAGGAGCCTGATCCAAGGGATTGGATGGAAATGGATGAAGAGGCTCTAACAGATCGAATGCATGACTCATTTAGATGGTATTATAAATTTTATGATTTTAAAGAAACAATGGTTTTTGTTTCTGAATATTATAAAAAGAATAAAGTTAAGACAACATCACCTAAAAAGATTAAACCAATAGATTTACAAGAAGTAGGAATGCATGTTGGTTATATTGCGCGATTAAAAACACGAGGGCTTGATCGATGTCCGGAGAAACTTGAAACTCTTTTTATTGAGAAGCTTAAAAAGATTGAAGATATTGCTAATAGAAGAAAAAATCAACAGGAAGAAATACAGGAAAATAAAGTAAAACCAGATATTCAGCAAAGAATGCGTGCTCTGGCAAAGAAATTGGCATTTGATGTAGAAGAAGTTGTAGAACAACAAATTGATAGTGGTTTTAAAGATAAATTTAATTTCAAGAACTTTGTTAAACAAAATAAGATTACTAAGCCTGTTGCAAAACATTTGAAAGAAGAAATAAATTTAATGGCAGAGGAGATACGATTAGCAAAAGATGGCGACCCGGATCTTAAAGAAGCATATAGCCATTTAAATGGAATTATTAAAAATAGATTAATCAAATTTTATGATAATTTGATTGAGGAATGCGATAACATTCAAACGGTGAAAAAGGAAAATATTAAACCTGTTAAGTTAAATTGGTATAGAAGGAATAAAAACAAAAAGAAAAAGAAAAAATGATACTCGTTGATTATAATCAGATGATAATTGCTAATTTTATGATATTTCAAAAGCAATTTGAACCTGGAAAAGAAAATGATATGGTTCGCCATATGGTTATGAATAACATTAAGATGATTCGTAATCGTTTTTGCGACAAATATGGAAGTGACATGGTTTTTTGTTGCGATAATAAAAATAATTGGAGAAAAGATTATTTTCCATTATATAAGGCAAATCGTAAGAAAGCCAGAGAAGAAAATAAACAGAATATAGATTGGAAAGCTTTATTTGGAGTTATTGATGATATTCGTTCTGAATTAGAAGAATACATGCCTTATAAGGTTGTTACTATGGATGGATGTGAAGCAGATGATATTATAGGCGTTATATGTAAGAATTATAATACAGATCCTATTTTAATTGTTTCATCAGATAAAGATTTTATCCAATTACAAAAATATAATAACATTTCACAATGGTCTCCTTTAACAAAGAAATTTTTAAATGACCCTAAACCTGAAGAACAGCTAAGGGCTTTAATTGTAAAAGGTGATCGTAGTGACGGAGTACCAAATATATTGTCAAATGATAATTGTTTGGTAGAAGGGTTACGTCAAAAGCCACTTTCAAAGAAGAAAATTGAAAAATGGATAAGCGGAAACCCAGAAGAATTGTTTGAAGGAGAGCTTTTACGCAATTATAAGAGGAATGAAACTCTTATAGATTTAGAGTGTATACCGGATTCAATTCAGATAAATATACAAACACGGTATGAAAGAAAACAGTACACCGGCCGTGATAAAATGCTTAGTTATTTTATTAAGCATAGACTTAAAGAATTGACTGAATCCATTCAGGAGTTTTAGATTATGACACTTATAGAATTATTTAACGCGATTGACAAAGCTAAAAGTCAGAAAGAGAGAGGAGAATTACTAACACAAAATAAAAGTCACCATTTGGAGAACCTACTGTGGTACGTGTTTCATCCAGATGTAAAATTTTTATTGCCTGAAGGTAATCCACCGTACCAAGCTCAAGCAGAAGATCCACAATCAACATTGTTATACGGACAGATCCGTAAATTGAGATATTTTGCAGAAGGCCCCGGCGGTACTGACTTTTGTGCTGGTAATAACATTAATCCTATAAAAAGAGAAACAATGTTCATCACTATGTTAGAAAGTGTGACACCAACTGAAGCTGAGTTACTTATTAAATTGAGTAAGAAAGATCTCGGCGTTCGTGGGTTGACTTATAAGTTAGTGGCGGAAGTGTTTCCTCATCTCATTCCGCCAATGCCGGAAACTAAAAAAAGCAAGTAGTACCATTTTTTACATACATGGGAATGTGAATTAACATTTCGGAGCAATTTATGTTTAAGATAATAGCTACTATTGCTATCTTATTAGCAGTAGTATCCTATCCCGTAAAAATCGTGCATCAGAAAGCAGACGCTGCTAAAGTTGAGTCCACCCCCAACAAAAGCGTTACTCTAAAGCAACATTTGGAAACCCCACGTGTAAGCTTCACGAAGCCGATTAGCAAATGGACAGGAACAAATAATAATTATGTAAATCAACAGGAAGAAATAGCCTGTTTGTCAAAGAATATCTATTTCGAAGCCGCAATTGAAAGTACTGCTGGGAAACTAGCAGTGGCACATGTTACACTTAATAGAGTTCTAGATAAAAATTTCCCGAACTCCTATTGTAAGGTAGTTCATGATGCCCAGCTTCACGCAAATGGTCATCCTAAACGAGACTTGTGTCAATTTTCTTGGTATTGCGATGGTAAACATGACGTACCATATCCAGGAAAAAATTGGGAAAAGATACAAAAACTATCAGCATGGTTTTATAACAGTAGCAAATATAAAAAGGGTAGTTTTTTAAAAGATATAACAGATGGTGCAACACATTACCATGCTGATTATATTGATGATCCACGCTGGTCTAAATACAAAAAAAGAACAGTAAAAATTGATACTCATATTTTTTATAGGTAAATTATGCCATTTTATGATTATAAGTGTGAATGCGGTCATGAGTTTGAAGAATTTTTTAAAATAGCAGATCGCGATAAACCAACTAAAGAGCCGTGTCCTTCTTGTAACGAGGACACGGTAACAATGAAAGTTCACTGTCCCGGATTTGTATATGATAATATTTCAGGCACAACAGCAAAAGGTCACAAAAAGAAACCAGACGAAGCTTTTACTGATCACCTGAAACAAATGAAGCGGAATTATCCGGGGAGCAATATGAATGTTTAATCATGTAGAACTTGAATTTGAAGAATTACAAACCACTAATATAGATGGCCAGAGGGTGTACAAAACGCCCGACGGCTCCTTTCCCTCCATTACAACCGTTCTAGGTAGAAAAAAAGCCCAATTTTTTAAAGAATGGAGGGAAAGAATTGGTGAAGAAGAAGCAAATAAAATAACTACAAAAGCTACACGTCGTGGAACAAACGTGCATACAGTTGTAGAAAATTATCTTGCTAACAACTCAGATTATTTTGGTAAAAGTCAACCAAATGTTCGAGAGTTGTTTAATACCATCAAACCCTTTATAGATTCTCATCTTGATAATATTGCCGGTATTGAAATACCTCTTTGGTCTAAAAAATTAGGTGTCGCAGGTCGTTGCGATTGTGTAGCAGATTGGAAAGGTGAGAAAGCAATATTAGATTGGAAGACATCCAATAAGATAAAAAGGAAAGAATGGTGTGAAGATTATTTCTTGCAGGCAACAGCTTATTCAATAATGTTTGAAGAACGCACAGGAATCCCAATAAATAGTATTGTTATAGTTATGGCAGTTGAGAATGAGGAGCCGCAGATCTTTGAGGAAAAAACACCAGATTACTGGAAACTCTTAGAGACCACATTGAAGGAATGGAAATGACTCAAGTCTTAATTACGGGCGTTAAAGGGTTCATCGGGCATCATCTATACAATTCATTAATGGATGAGGGATATGACGTCCAAGGGATTGATGATCGCTCCGGTTTAGGCTGGGAAGACAGGGTAGTCCCTTATTCTCATTGTGATATCACTAATGACCCTTTACCTTATAATAATGTGGAATACGTTATTCACTTAGCCGCAAAAGCAGGTGTTCGTAAAAGTTGGGACCCAAAATATTTAAAAGATTATTGTGATACGAATATAAAAGGTACTGCCCGCATTTTTAATCATTATAAAAATTCTAAAATATTATATGCATCAAGTTCTTCCGTTAAAGATATGAAAAGTCCTTATGCAATGACAAAAGCTGCCGGTGAAGCCATGGCTCCTAATAATGCTATAGGAATGAGATTCTTTACAGTATGGGGCGAGCGCTCACGTCCTGATATGTTTTACAGACAACTCCAACAAAAAGAAATAGGATATCTAACAACCCATACTAGAGATTGGTGTCATGTAGATGATGTTTGTAATGCTATTAAATTATTAATGGAAAATTTTAAAGTTTGGAAAAAGAAACTACCAGTTTATGAAATTGGATATGGGAGTCCAATGTCTGTATATGATTTTGCAACAACACATGCTCCTGAAGGATTTGACGTGGAAGCATTACCATTTAAAAATGTAACCGGTGAGTCCGAAGAAACATGTGCTGATTCTTCTCCTTTAAAGGCGCTTGGCTGGAATGTTATGTAGTTACCCTTACAAGCAAATCGCCTTAAAAGATTGGGACGGCGATAAATTAAAGTGGTCTCATCCTTGCTGTAATATGTCTCGCCCGGAATGGGAAGATCCAATGGGAATGCAGGACATAGATAAATTAACCCCCCCTGAAATATTTGAATCAGAACAATTTAAGTTGTTGCGAGATGATTTTGATAATAATCGCAAGAATGATTTTTGTAAAACTTGTTGGAATATGGAAGAAAGGAATATTGAACCTTTTTATATTCATAATGATGATATAATTCCTAAAGGACAATTAGATTCAATTGATTTTACCTTATCTAATAAATGTAATTTAGCTTGTAGAATGTGTGATCCACAAACAAGTCATAGGTTAATGTTAGATTGGAAGTTTTTCAAAGACAATGGGTTGATTAAAGATATTGAAAATATAACAGCTGGTAAATTTAGAGAAGAATTAAATATACCAAATGTAAAAAATTCGATTCAATATAAATGGCTTTTAAATAATCCAGTAAAGGAATTAAGATTTAGTGGTGGTGAACCATTTTTTGATTCATTAATAATAGATTTATTGGATAAATATATTAAAGAAGGTTGGGCAAAAGATACTATCTTAGCGTATCATACTAATGGAACCTTATTTAACAATGAACTTATTGATAAGTTAAATCAATTCAAAAAGCAGTACCCTAAAATTAGTATAGATTCAATAGAAGAAGGATATGACTATATACGTCATCCTGCCAGTTTTGATGATTTAGATAAAACCGTTCGTTTATTTTTAAATAATTCTACTAATTTGGGTAGAATTAATATTGCTGTTGTTATTTCTGCTTTAAATATCTTAGACCTTCATAATCATTGGTCATGGTGTTGTACCTTACCTAAAAAAGTTTTTGTTTCATATTGTGAAGTATATCCTGATAATAGGGGCATCAGCCCTAAGAATTTGAGTAGAGCTTTATTAAATGAGTTGCCTTACATAGATTCTAGAAAACATCAGCAAATAATTCAATCTTATAAAATACGAAACGTTGAAAGGAAAGAATCGGTTAAAAAAGAAATAGAATTATTCGATATGTCTAGATCCCAAAGTTATAAAAATTATTTACATCCTCATTTAGTATCATGGTTAGATTCGTAGTAGTTGGTGGAGGCGCCGCAGGATGGATTACATCTCATTATCTAAAAAGAAATTTAGATTGTGAATTAACAGTTGTCCATAAAAAAGAAAATGAAATTATAGGTGTAGGAGAATCAACAACACCTACTATTTTAAAAGTTATAGAAGATGTTAAGTCGTGGCAAGAAGATAGCAAAGCTCTTATTAAGTATGGAATAAAATTTAACAATTGGCTAAGACCGAATAGTGAATGGTATCATTTATTTGAGGATGCTTTTATAAAAGATGGTGTTGATTCTATTGAATTTTTGAGAAATGAACATCCTAAAATTGATACTACTACATTTAATTATTATCACGGCGATTTTTTAGTTAGATGTAAAAATAATATAATAGATACAGAAAATAATTCAATTCCAGGATATGGATTTCAAGTACAGGCAGATAAATTGGGGCTTGCTTGTAAAAATGAATTGGAAGGTAAATATAGGTTAATTGAAGAAGATGTTACCACTGTTCTTTCAGATAAAAATGGAATACGTTCTATCGGAACAGAAAACCATATACTACACGCAGACTATTTTATAGATTGTTCCGGATTTGAAAGAATATTGATTAATAGGTTATCATCTTTTGAACCTTATGAAGATATGATAGCCAATTCGTATATTGTTGGTAGATTAGATAAACATAAAAAAAGACCTTATACAGTAACAACTGCATTAAAAAATGGTTGGCGATGGGAGATAGATACTCAAGATAGAACGAACGCCGGTTATGTTTATTGTGATCATTTAACAAGTCATGAAAAGGCAATGGAGGAATCAGGTATAGAAGGAGAAAAGAAAAGTTTTGTATCTGGTAAAATGAAGGATATTGCAATTAAAAATTGTATTAGTAATGGCTTAGCACAGAGCTTTATTGAACCGTTGGAAGCAACATCATTAATGATGACTTGTTATACAGTTGAAAAATTCGTTGAAATTATTAAGAGAGGTAAAAGAATAGAAACTCTTAATAAAATTATGGATAAATTTTTAAAGCACACCAAAGAATTTGTAAAATATCATTATATATTAAGTGAAAGAAAAGATTCAGAATGGTGGGAATATTGGACAGAACAGAAAAATGATATACAAGATTTTTTCGAACGCTCATTAAAGAATAAACGATATTGTAAGAAAAATGATACATTATTAAATCATTATAATATAGCTTCAATGATGGTAGGCTATGAATGCTTAACAGAAAGAAAAAGAATATGATAATAAACAAGATAGTCAACTATTGGAAAGAAAACTTTGGGAAAGAAGATTTAAAATTCCCTTGCACTTATAAACCGGGCAGAAATAGCAAAGAATTTGAAGATTCTATAGATGCGATATTACGAGAAAAGTATCCTGAAAATTGGAAGAAGCACGGCGGAAAGTAATGAAAAAATCCATGGAAGAATTTGCTATTACATTACAGACATGGACATGTAGTATGCATAATAATCCTGATAGAGATGTTTGTCCTGCACTTGACGGAGAAACATTAGTAGACTATATGAGTCAATATGATCTGACTTCAGATATTATTCCAAACTCTATACCTGAACAAGTAGCAGTGTTTATGATAACTGAACATATTCATTGGAGAGATTTAGTTAGCTATGATATGAATTTGACTTTGGATGATATGGAAAAAGAATCATTAGATTATACCTATAGATTAAATCGCGCACTTTTATCATCTAATGAAAAATGGATATTATCTAAAGATGATCTCCCCTTACATCGGATGAAACATATGCTACACCCGAATATTGGGTTTTTTGATAATATGCTCAAATATCAAAACG